CTGACTTCATAAGTCGCTGCCAAAGAGTTTATCAACAGAAATTGTACGACAATTTGAATGATTCATAAAAAATAAATGGAGGTAGCATGAATAGACTTGAAGAGATGCAGGAACAGTTTGAGGGTTACCACAACAAGTACCCGGAGGTTTGGGAAGAGTTCAAGAAACTCACCTTTCAGATGATTAACACTGGACGCACAAGATACTCTGCAAAAGCAATCTTTGAGGTCATCAGGTGGAGTCGAGATGTAGGCGGTGATGGAGTGTCAGAGTTTAAAATCTGTAATAACCACATTCCTTTTTACGCTAGAGCCTTTGTGAAAACATACCCGGAGCATGAGGGGTTCTTTCAAATCAAGAAGCAAACGAGCGTGTACAAGGTTGCGAATAATTGGGGAGAACCAACGCCAGAGGATATTTAGTCTCTAGGAACTATCTCTTTAGACTTTGATTGTCTGCGTCTGTTTTCTCGCAAATCTCGTTCAAGTAAGTTTCTGATTGATTGGAGAGCATTTTCTTGATTGATGCCTCTTACTCTATCCCTTGCGCCTTTTGCTAGGTTGACTCCTGTTTGCATCATTGTCGGCTGATTTAACATAGTGTTTTCTAATGCTGATTCAATGCTTCTTTGGGTTTCTCCCCGATAACCAGTAACAGCACTTGGCCTCCCTAAAAGATCATCTAAATTTTGTGCAAAAAGAGATAAAGTGACTAAATCCTGATCCTTTATGCCTCCAACCGTTTGAACTTTGTTAATGGCATCTAGCAAACGTGCCCTTGTCGTTCTATCTGAAGTTAAACCTTTTAATAAAACGCCAAATTGTTTTGCAGTTGTAATGGAGTCGAAATCCGTTTTTGCTGGTGCAATATCTTTAAAACTGTCTATTGCATCTGTAATAATACTGAATTTATCGTTTGCTTTAGCGTAACTGTCGCTTTTAGTTCTTAAATAATTATTTATATCTCGATTAAAATCTTTAATTATTCTCTCTGTACTTCCTGCAACCCCTCCGAGTTGTTTTTTGTCATAATTAAGTTTTTCGTTCACTGCTTGTTTGAGATCATGCAACCCTTTAGCGTCCTTTGGATTTTTTGCAATAGTAAAAATCTTTCTAATTAAACCTTTAGACGTTGGGTTTATTTCAACAAGTGTTGTCCCTTCAAAAATTGGGTTTAAGTTTTCATCAAATTTTATGTTTAATCGTTCTGCAAGATCATTTATAAATCTTCTGCCAATATTTAAAACTTCTTGATCGTTATCTATAGAAACGCCTTTCAAAGTCTTGGCTTCTTTATCAACGTCTTGTCCTGCTTTAGTTTTTGCAGTTCTTAATTTTGTAATATTATTGAATAAAGCCTGTCCCGGTATATCGCTTGCTCTATCTAATTGCTCTTCTCGATAGTTAGTTAATCCCTTTGATCTCAAATTGACCATTTCTAACATTCTTTCTTTGTCAGCAATAGACGCCTGTTTAATCATTTGAACTTTTGATTCATCAAGCCCCTGTTTTATTACTTCGATAGCTTCTTTGTCTTTTTCTATTGTCTTGTCTTTAGTAAAACCTTCGGGATCTGGAATTCTAGTTTTAGCAAGTTCTGCACTTTGATCCCCTGATCTAATTCTGTTTGCAATTTCTTCTTTTTTTGAAATTGTTGGTTGTCTGCCAGTGAGAAACTGACTAGGGCCGCCAGATAAAAATGGAGGTAAATATCTTCCAGCAAATCTACCTAAATTTTCTTGTAATTGCTTTCCTGCTTCTGAGGGAGGCTCATAAAACGGAATCAATCGATTACGACCAAACGCTTCAGCCCTTTGCTCTGCGGTTCTTTGAATGTCTCTTGCGCCTTCTTGTGTTCCAAAACTGCCATCTGATAGAGCTTTTCCAAATCCTTCTACTGTCCCAACCACACTACCGATCGCAGGAATAACCGACGTTGCACCTGAAAGCACAACATCTGCTACGCCTCTTGCTCCTTCTAACCCTCCCGGTACGTCTTTAAACAATTCGTCTAAAGGTGTTTCAGATGGAAATCTATCAACAAAATCATCAACTGCTTGAGGCGTAATTGATCTAAATAACTGCCTTCTTCCTTTTACAATATCTGGCTGTTGATTTCTAACTTCATCTAACAAAGTTCTAGTTGGTGCAAATTCCTCTAAAGTTGGAATTTCAGATTCTTGAGATTGAGAATTATCTGACTTTTTTCGAGATCGTATTTCTTCAAGTAAAGTAGCCATTATTTTTGCTCGTCTCTTCTAATTAATTCTGCTTCTAAAGCATCTACAAACTCTTGACCATGCCTACCTATTAAAGATTGTCGATCTTGATTTGCAATTTTTTCAATCGTGACTTGTGGCATAGTAGAAAAGCCAAATTTGTCAGCAGAACTTTCACCTCCACCTTGTTTAAACTTTGCAAATCTATTGACTAAATCCTGACCGCCTAACCTTTTTAACTCTTCATTGTCTAGGTCGTTTAATTCAGACTCATCTAATGAGCTGAAAATTATGTTTATTTTATCTCCTGTTGCTGCTGCGTTTGCCCTATCATAAGTGACTAACTCTTTATTGACTTTAGACTTTTCTGCCAGATCGTTAAAAGTTTCAACGTTTAAATCATATCCTTCTTTTTCAGCTTTGTATAAATCTTTAGATCGTTCGTAAAAGTCAATTCTTTGACTAGCGGAGAGACGTGCGCCTTCTACAATTTGGTTATATAAACTTCTTACTTTATCGTCGACGCCTCCTGCGTTTTGTGCTGTTGCAAACTCTCCCTCTCTTACTGTTGAGCCGGGATCTAAAATCTTCATGTATTGAAAAATTAAGGACAAATCTCCTGCCCCTGTACCTGTAAGACTTCCTTGTAGCCGACCAAAAGCCTGATCAATTTTTGAAAACTGATCGGTAGCTCTTCTAAATTCTCCTCGCAAGTCTTTAGTTCTTTGATCGACCCCTTCTAAACTTTTTCTATCTTGTAATGCTGTTCGTAATTGCTCTCTTGTTGCTTTGGTAGTTGTTTGACCGTTTACAATTCTCCCGTCTGACGTAACGCCAGCAGGTAAAAAGTTTTCAATATTTTTGTCTTCTTGAGAAAGTTTTGCTGTTTGCCCTCTAACCCTAGAAACGTCAAAGGTAGGAAGGTTCTGAGAAGTTACGATAGGGCGATTGATTCTTTCCTGAAGCTCGTCAATTCTTGCTTGATTGTCTGGTACTGGCTCAAACTCAGGACGTTCAACAACTGACGGATCCATCGTGTCGAGCATTGGATCTGCTTGTTCCATTACTTGTTTTTGTGCTTTTCTTTCTTCTCGTCTGAGCGATCCACGATTAAACAAGTTGCCGAGTAGATTCCTAACACCTCGGCCTAATGCTCGATAAGGATTTTCTTGTCCTTGAAAGCCCGGTAACACTTGAGGGCCAGAGGGAGTCATAACGACTCTGCGTCCGGGAAAATTAGGATCTGTCTGAAAGGGTACGTTTACAAATGTTCCTGTCGTGGGATTAAAAACACTCTGCATCCCCTGCTGAGGCATATTACGATTTTGGATCATCTGATCCATCGCCATGATTCTTTGAAGTCTGTTCGCCATTTTATCTTGCTCCTTTAAGTTCCAAACAAACCGCCAACGATGTTTGAAAATCTATCGGCTGCGTTTGAAAATCTATTTCCTCTTTGTAATCCTTCGTATGCTCTCAAGTCTCCGAGTTCGCTATAAGCATTCTGCCCCAACCCTGCAAAGGTACTAGCATTCCCTGTGAGGCCAGCAGCCCCAACTCTTCCTATGTCTACCAATCCACTTAATTGATCTATGAGCGTTTGATCTCGGTTAATAGCGTCAAGGTTTGCAAAGCGTGACATATCAAACTGTTCGCCTACTCTGTCGGCCTCAGACTCAAATCTTCTAATGTCAGCCTGAAGAGCTTGTTCGTCTTGCAGTCTTTGAGCGTCTGAAATAGCTCCTAGCCGATCTATCTCTCTCCCGAATCCTTCTCTGCCTGAGCCAAGTAGCTGCGTGTAGAACTGTTGATCTCTGTCTAATCTGCTTGCATCCTGAACCCTTCCAATGTCTGCTAAGTCTCCGGCATATTGGGCGGCAGTTCCGATAGCTTGCTGTTGTAATTCTTGCAGAGTCCCTCCCGTATTCAATCGGCCTTCAGCAGCAGCACTACTTTCAATGGCTCGTCTAGCTTCATCTTGTAAGAATCTCAGTGTTGGATCTTCAGGGTTGAAAGGATCAATTAAATTGACGTCCGTTCTCATTGCTTCAGGGATTGTTCCAGTGTCTAAGCCTAGCAGGAGATCAGCTACGTTTATTTGATTTACTGTGGGGTCAATAGTTTCAATCGCTGCCGCTTCTTCAATAAGAGGAAGAATATCAACCTCTGGCTGAATCATTCGACCTTCTGGAAAGCTTGGATCTCGGTTTACTAATTTTCTAAGTTGATTTAGTTGATAGCCAAGAAACGATTGAGGAACAAGCTCTACTGCTCCAGTGTCCGGATTAACCCTCTCAACCATTTCGCTTCCGACTCTGTAGAAAGGACGGAAAACTTCTTGTCGGCCTATCATGCGCTCCAAGAAGGCTAGTTCAGCATCACTAGCGTCTTTCAGAGCATCAACGTAGTATTCTGTCGCCTTTCGATCAATTGCCGCTGCTGCCGCAAGGTCAACAATATTATTAATCGATGCGGTACCGCCTTGACCACCTTGAGAAAATGCTTGAGATAAAGCACCTCCTACAGTTTCTAGTCCTCTTTTAAAAAGCTCGCCGATCTTATTTAAAAAACCATCGTCTTCCATGTCATCGTCCTCGTTGCTACTTCCACCGTCCCCGGGTGGTGGTAATTGTGGTAAATCGTCTTCGCCTTCAGGGGTTTGATTCCCCGGCGGCAATTCTCCCGGTGGTTGTTGTCCGGGTGGTGAATCTGTTGGTGGCAAGTCTCCGGGTGGCAAGTCTCCGGGCGGTTGTCCCGGTGGCTGTTGATCTGTAGGAGGCTCATCATCGGGCGGTGTTCCTTCAGGTGGCGGTGGATCTTCGTCTGGTGGTTGATCTCCGTCAGGTGGAGGATTCTCAATATCAGGCGGCAAGTCTCCTCGCTCTCGTGCTGCCTCTGCGTCTCTTTCTGCTTGTGCCTGTGCCTCTGCTCTTGCTCTTGCTTCTGCTTCTGCTTGCCGTTGTGCTTCTGCTTCTGCCTCTGCTCTTTCTCTCGCCTCTTGCTCTGCTTCTGACTCTCCGTCTTCGTTAGGCGGTGGTTCTCCTTCAGGTGGCGGTAACTGTATATCACCGTCAGATGGCAATTCTCCGTCAGGTGGCGGCTCTCCGTCTGGAGGCGGCTCTCCTCTGCCATCTTCATCTTGCGGAAACTCTGGGAAAGGAGGGAACTCACCATCAGGTGGAGGTTCGTCATCAGTTGGAGGTTCTCCTTCAGGTGGAGGAAACTCTGGAAATTCATTGTCCGAAGGAGGCTGATTATTTGGCGGTTCGCCTTCAGGCGGTAAGTCTCCATCATCAGGAGGAGGTAACTCAGGTGGCTCTTCTTCGGGTGGCTCCTCTGCCGGTTCTTGTCCCTGATCTTCTGGATCTCCGTCTTGTGGCGCTCTGTCTCCTACCTCTGGCCCTTCCTCGCCAATGTCTGCATCTTCGTTTCTTGGATCTCCTTCTGGATAACGAATGGGAGTGCCGTCATTTGCAGCGAATACATCTAAAACGCCTCTAAGAACCTCCTCAGATTGATCTGACCAATTTTCTCCGAATACTTGAGTGAGGACTGATTCCTTGTCGATAACTCCGTCGACTGTTGGAACATCAACTCCACCTGTTATTAAAACATCATAAACTTGAGACTTAACGTCTTGCGGTAGGTCAGTTTGTGAGATGCTCCACTCTGCATCATTTGCAACGATGCCGTCACCGTCTAAATCTCCTCCTTGCTCTAGCCTTGATTGTTGTCGTTCAACTGCTGCAATGACATCTAAATCTTCAGTGTTGACGATCTCAGCAATTCGGTTTTTGTACTTGTTTGATTGCTGATGGACAAAATCAAGCGTTTCTTCATTTGTGATTCCGTTCGGAAACCCCGGATCATCTACGCCATAGAAAGGAGCTAAACTGTTTCTTGCCTCCTCTGGAGACATGGTGTCTTTGGTGAAAAAATTAAGCTGTTCATCCGTGAGATCAAAAGGATTTACCAAACCCTCTCTGATGTCTTGTATTAAGTCTTGGCGATCTTGAGCGTCAGCTCGATCCTGCTGTTCTTCGTAATAGCGTTCATCGCCATAGATCGGCCCTGTCGGGATGAAAATCGGAAAATCGCTACGAGGAACATCTGTTTGTTCTCCATAACTACCATAATTTATTACTGCCATTAGATTATCACATACTCGCCTGAAGCATCTAAGAAGACAACTCTCAAGGCATCATACTGGCTTGCAATGGACTTAGACGCTGATCCATCTATTGTTTCGGCTCCTGCTGTATCTACTGTCACGGCCCCACTTCCCATGCGTTTTACAATAACTTGTTGTCCGTCCTTTGGTGAAACGTGGAGACTCACGACCACGGTACTAGAACTATCAACCTCAACTATTTCTAGCGCAGCTTCCCCTGTTGTGGTGTACGCTGCTGTCTGTCTTGAGTAAAAAGGTTTCACCAGAGAAAACATATCGATCACTACTTGGCGCAGAGGCTCTGCTTCTGGGTTGACCCTGATCCCTTTTGGATCTCTTAGTATTCTTGTAGTCATAGTAGTATTTTTTTTTGAGCCAGTTCGTAAACATTAGTTTAGTAACTTCGTATTAGCGTTCACAAACACTGGTTTACAATACGCTGTGATGTTCACTTGTGATTGTCTTTTCTTGTATCGTTTTTCTTTTGCGTAAGTGTGTCCGTGTTCAACCCATTCACTAAATTGATTGCATCTCAGAATGTCGGCCCAATAGCTAACCTCTTGTTGCTGACCGTCTATTAAAACTATTAAGGCAAAAGCAAGCTTGCTCATCTAACATTCAACCCTGCCGCATTGCCTTATGTTTTTTTGTCGTTCTTTTGCCTTTTGCAGTCGCTCTTTTGCGTCTTTTAGTTGATAAGGTTTATAAACATATTCGTAAGCAGCATAACCAAAACCCAAAACTAAAAGCATGGCAAAGACTACCGCAAAGGCCGTGACGTATTCCTCGATCCTTTGTTTTCTTGCAGCTCGTTTTTTTGCAACTGTCTTTAAAAACTTTGCGTGATCTGCTTGAGCTTTTGCTTTTATCTTTTGGGCGTTTCGGTAAAGCTCCATGCCTCCATTTACGCTAAGGCACATATCATGCAATTTTCGATCAATTGCCTGAGCGTCCCTTTTTGCTAGGCTAATCTTCATTGCCTCAGCAGTTGTTAGAGGGCGTTTAGCTTTTGTCTTTTGTTCAAATCGTAAAATGCGAGACTCAGCATTTGTCAGATTTGAGATCATGTCTCCAACTGTTGCAGCCGTTTGTTGAGTGTCTCTAGCTAAACTAACTGCTTGATTAATCGAGCTGATAGCACTAATGATCCCTGCAACTTCAAAGATCATTTTTTTAACCTATGAATTTTGCGGCCAACAAACTCCCGACTAAAAAAGGATAGAGCGCATAGACACTCACCTCAATCCTATTCATTCGCTGTTCAATGTTTTGATAACGAATTAAGCATTCTTTTTCATGTTGCGAAAGATTAGACATTAGTTAGGGCCATGATTTATATTCCTACGGTAGATGTCTGTATACTGATTCATGAACCTTTACGACCCCACGCTTAAACTGAGCTACTCTGTCATTTGTGAAAATCTCTTCTGCAACACAAGCTGCCATAACTTCATCAAATCTGGCGCTATTAACATCTACCAACCAATCTCTCTTACTCATAAGCAATGCTGTGTCAGCAATAATTTGAGTTTCACTTCTGGAAAAGGCCAGCAGTTCGGTTTCACTGAGGTTGTTTAACCATACTGAAGCAGGGAACGATAAAATTCCTTGTCTTCCATCCCTCTCGTATTTATAAAATTCCATAATAATCTGCCATCTGGTCTATATAATTGAATACATCTGTTTCGTCATAAGCATTAATATTTCCGTCACCATTACCAACAAGTAACTTCCCTCTCCAATAAATACCACGACCAATACTTGTCCCTTGGTAAAATGTACTCATTCCACCGCCACTGATGTTGTTGGCGAGAGTGGTATATCTAGGAGTATGTTTTCCTGTTGAGGTGTTGATGAGAAATCCTCTTATATAGCCTGTGTCTGAAACGGTGTCTGGATAACCTGCACCAAGAATTATATTGTTTGAAGTTGGGCCAAGCGTGGGGTAATACCAAATATCAGCATTAACTGAAGCCGCTGGCAATACGTCTGACTGTGTCATAGCCCCTGTACTTACATTAAATGTATACTTCACCATTCTGTAATTATTGCTTGGGCTATAGGTGGTAATCATTTCAAAATTGCCAGAGCCATCTCCACCTGTTCTTCTAAGAGGCATTATCCAACCAGCCCCAATCCCTACGGCTGAGTTATCAGCGGCATTAATATCACGCCACGATCCTCCTATTAAAGTTACCGTTCCGGATTTATTAATAGAAACTAAAGCATACTGATCTGGATTGGGACTTGTGTTTTGCACGATTGTATATAAGAGGTTATCTGTGGTATCCATATACATACCAGTAAAATAATTACCAGAATTCCCCCCTCCGTCATTCACCTCTGATGCGTTCCAGTTTCCATTCCAAGAACCATCAGTTATTGTTGTTCCGCTACCATTTTTATAGGTCATAGCGGTTGAAGTAGCCATATTAATTGAGATGCTGTAATAACTCCCATCATCATTAGCAAATCCGGGCAGATAATTGGTTGCATTCATGGCCCCCATCCCTGCTCCATAGAAATCCATAAAAGTAGAATCATAAGAAGGAGGAGGATCATCAGGGAATGCTTTTTGTTTTATAAGAAAGTTTCTACTCAATCCGGCCATTATTATCTCCTTCTACTCATCGTAGCCCATCATTGTCATGTTTACGTTTGCGACTGTACTTCTTCCAATTATATAGTCACTCGCTCCCGCTACCACTGGAGAAAAAGAGATTGATTCTTTTGCACCGACTAAAGTTTCTTCTAATAATTTTGTAGCATTGTCGAAGGTTGCTGAAGAATTCCCCACTCCTAGCTGCACATGGGCATTGGACGATCCTCTATTGAGAATATGTATTGTATACGTCCCCCCCGAGCTGGAGCCCGCCTGTCCGATATTTGCCGTTGTGTTGGCGCTGAGATCAACGCCGCTTATACGTACTGTCATAATTTTTTCCTAAAATTACATTTGTCCAAAGAAATAGGTTTTTGCAGTTGAAAGCCCTGCTGCAACTGTTCCCCAACTTGTGTTGCCTGATCCATCTGATTTTAGAACTTCGTTAGCATTTCCGTTTGTTGCTGGAAGTCTAAAGTTTACGTTCCCACTGAAACCAGAATGAGGTGGGGCTTTGACTTCAACATAGTGGGCATTGGAACTCTCGCAATAAAATCGGACGTAACTTTGTGCGCCTCCGTTCTTTATATCTATTGCGCCTTGAGTGATTGAGACTCCGTTTGTTGACCCTCCTCCGATACCAAGCGATGTTACAACATCAAGCGCATGGGCTAGTTTTGCCGAGGTTACGTTATCGTCTGCAATCTTGTCAGTGGTTACACTTCCTGTTCCGATTCCTGCTGTTGACACTGATACCCAACTCGTCACGCCTGAGCCATCTGTACTTAGTATTTGTCCTGAATCGCCATCATTAGCAGGTAAAGTGAAAGTATAGTCTGAGGTAGATGCAGGGCCGATTAGAGTTACTTTGTTTGTGCCGTTGTCTGAATCCTCAAAGAACTCTATCTTACCAGCGCTTGTTGCTCCATTTTTTAAGGACAACGCTCCAGTGTTGAGAGTCATCCCATTTGCATCAACTGTTACTTTGTTTGCATTGTCAGCGTACAAATGAATTTCATTAGCAGTCTCAAAGTCAACTTTAGTCTGATCGTCCTCCCCAATCTTAATATCAGTTGCTAAGAGGGACGTTATTCCTGTTTGTGCTGCGTCCACGTTTAATGTATTAGTGCTGAGACTAATACCTGTTCCAGCAGTCAACGCTGTAGCTGATACAGGAATATTAGAGAGTGTGTTATTTGATGCGTTGATGGTTTTATTTGTGAAGGTTGTGGTAGATGACGCTGTTACGCCTCCTGATGTTTGAGATGCAATATACGCTTTAATAGATTGCTGAGTTGCAAGTTTGGTCGCTGAATCGCTTGCAAAGTCATCCTCATCTAAGACTGCTGAACCACTGACCCCGGTGTTTAAAACTGCCGAGGTAAGCGTCTTGTTTGTCAGAGTTTGAGTATGAGCCTCAAACACAAACGTATCATTCCCACCTAATAGCGGAAGACTGACTGTTCTATCAGCAGCTAAATCGGCTGCTGCAAAGATATACTGATGATCTGCTGAGGAGTCATTTATCTGAGGAGTGGTTAGTACCGGGCTGGTGAGAGTCTTGTTTGTAAGTGTTTGAGTTGCAGTTGTGCCGATTGCTTGCGCCCAACTTGATAAGCTGCCACCGTCATCAACTGCCCAATATAGCCCTCCGCTTTCCGTTAAAACGATTTGACCGTATCTAATCTCACCACTTGCTGAGGTGTTTCTAACCGCTGTTATAAGTACCGATCTGTCAGTAGAGGGAGCATTTGACGAACTAGCCCCAAGACTAAAAAATCCACTCTTCTTTAACGCTGTTGCCGTTGTGTCTGAGCCATCACTGATGCTTGTATTTCCAGCATTTGACGCATCGCTATCGTTTAAGATGCTTTGAACTTGTGCCGTGGTTTGTGTTAGTTGTCCCATTTCTTATCCTCTCAAAACTTGAGCGTCGATTGCTGCATCTAAAATATCTACCTGAGCATTTGCAGTTGTTTCAATTCTTGCAATGATCTCTCTTGATTTACCAACTGAGTTGATATCGATTGTCTTGTTACCTGTAACGCTTTGAGTGTTAATAGTTGTAAAACTACTGAGGTTTTTTGAAACCTTCAAAGTGACATTTGAGGCTGTACTTGTGTCAACGTGTAGTTTTACTTGATCGATTACCATCTCCGCACCTCCAACATCTAAGACTTCAGAGCTAATCAAAGGCAAGTCTTTGCGCCTCGTCATGTCTGCGCCATCCTGCTGAAAGTTAGAAAAGTCTAATCGATAAATTTTCTTGTTGTCAGAATGTGCGGCTAGGACTTGGCTGAAAGCATGAACAATTGACGTAGTAATAAAGTCCTTCTCAAACCAAGTCTTAGAGGTAACGTGATACGTCCAGATTTGTGATTGATCTGCGAATATAAAGTCTACAAAGTTTTCTTGATGCAAAGAGTAGGCTGATACCCTTGCACTTGTGAAATCACTTTCATCAAATCCTGCCCACTGTTCTCCGATTGCAGGAACAAACAAAGGAGCAAAATTCTCGCCTTGGATCATTCCCGGCCTTCGGGTTGCATCAATGAAGTAGATAACTCCATCTATGCTATCTACTGCGTAAGTCCCGCAAATGCCCTGCTGCAAGACGGCTTGTCTTGATAAAGGCGGTCTACCTGTGCCGCTTGTGAACCATATCTCAGTCGTTGTCTCTCCGAATAGGTAAAGGTATTGGTCTTGAGAGAAAACCCTTAGCAAGTCATCTGGTAAAGCCTCAGCTTGTGCAAAGTCTAAAGAGGCTATGCTTGTGCCATCGTTTAACGCAGACACAACAAAAAAGCCGTCTGGTTGTTGATAGATAAATCTTGAATCTAAAAAAGCCACGCTGCTAGTTAGGAGTAAATCGGTATCGCTAATCTCTTGTAAGCCTCCTGCGACCGTGTAGACATACGCATCTGGCGTTCCTCCAGTGCAAATGATTAACTGATTTCTGTCAGTTGCCATTACGACCGGGGTTGGACTGTTAACAATTTCACCTAAAAACAATGCCCCTCCACCCGAATCAATCGAGTACAAAGCCGAACCCGTAACCTGATACAGAAGTCCATTCGGCCCATCAGCAATCAATCCCCTGTCTGCGCCTCCGGGCGTGACTGAGGCTGTTATTGCTTCAGACGATGAATCAGTCAGGGCAGAACCTAAACTGTCTGTAATCGCTTCTCCTGTAGCCTGAAACGATGCAAAGGTAACATGGCCGGGAAACTGCCGATATCCTCTCAGTGTGTGAGGAAACAGATTTAAAGTTTGCTGTCTGTTTGCGTCAAGCCGTGTGCTTTGATAGCTCGACTCTAAAGGTACTGAAGCTCTCATAGGCTATCGCTATCTATCTCGTACTTACCATGCGACCATCGGAGATCACTGGCATCAATTGACATATCTAAAGTAATTTCGCTTTCGAGACGATCTTTTGTCTCTTTTGCTATCTCGAAGACTATTGGAGTTGGATCTAAACCAAACTCTGCCGCCACTTCTACCGCTAGGTTATAAGCAAGTCCTCGAACTGATCCTGCTGGAATGTCTAGCGTAGCGGTCAAGCTGGAAGGTTCAGGAATGTTCACTAAACCATCTTCACCAAACTCATTTAGCATATTCTTAAACGCAATAAATACATCTGCGTTTTTGTTTGCGTCATCGGTTGAGAACGTAACGCCTGAAGTACGGACACGCAAAAGACTCGTTGCTCGATCAATGATTTCCTGACTTGTTGCCATATCTCACCTAAAAAGTAAGCCGGGGCGTAAAAACCCCGGCTAATAGGGGGTTTAGTTAATGCCCACTCTCGTAGCGATCTCAGGACGAATAGTTTTATATCCGTACAAGATGTCTATTCTACAAGGGAAGGTATCAGCACTAATTGAGTAGTCTCTGACGATTCTCATAGAGATACCGTCCATTACTTCTCTCGCACTAAAGTCAACTCCCTCCGGCATAACAAGGTCAGCCGTCGCAAAACAGAAGGCGTCCTTGTGATAAGCCAATGTATCAGTCCAATCGGCTCCATTACCACCGCCTAACTTACTGACAGCAGCGTTGTCAGCAGGGCTACCGCTAACATTCTGATTGCCGCCTGACGCTGTGATAGCGGGTGATATGGATAGACTTGTCGCAGAGCTACCTGAGTTTGCAGTCACGACAAAGTTCTGAAGAACGCCTGTGTCTGCTTTAGTTTCAGGATGAACCCTGTTGACTCCTGCAATAGTGATAATGTCACCAACTAGGAAGGTGGTACTACCACCGTCGACGGTCAAACTTGAGCCAGTTTGAGAGGCTCCGTTCACAAGATACCCTGTCGAGGCTGCTGCTGTACCAGTGGTATGAGTAGGCACTAAAGTGTTTTCATAGTGATCAAATCCTGAGATTCGTCCTAGCATACCTTCTTTGTACTGCTGGGCAATCTGTCCAGAGTCTTGGAAGAGTCCTTTCGTATCTGCGAGCATATCCACAACACTTTGAGGATCGTGCATATACACTCGATCACCATACGGAGCTAGGCCAAGGGTCAGTTCCTTTTGTGCTTTGGTTATGTTGGCAAAGGAGTTTGCAGAGCCTACTCCATTAACGAAATTACTTACGTCCTTCGACATCGAGAAAGCATCGCTTTCAATGTTCGCAGCCAATACCGCCATCGCTGGCTCAATATATCGTGCTTTAAACTCGTCAATCGTCAAAGACAACTCTTGTGATGAGAACGTAAAGTCCACACCTTTTTGAGTACCAACTGAAAGAGTTACGCTTTGCTCTGTTACGTCTTGCGACGAGAGAGTTGCGCCAGTTCTAACAGTAAACTCGTTAGGGAGTCGGATTTTTAAGTCCGATCCAATTTTAGCCCCACTTTGAGCGTACTGGTCATCATATTGCCTGTTAATCGTACCTATGAAATTGAGCTTCTGATGTAGTATCGCAAGGGCTTCTTTCGTGATTATGCTCGGTGTGAGCAATGAATTAGCCATGTCAATTTACCTATTTAATATAGCCCCTTGCTCTTCGATATTCTTCAGGAGACATCTTATCCAAGTCCTTAGCGACTTTTCCTTTAGGTGTCACCGTCTTCGAGGGCGCAGGAGCGTTAGTAGTATTAGCACGACGTTTTCGAGAGTTCACTTGTAACGCTGTTGAGATTCTTATCAAATCATCTCTGGCGTCCCTCTCGCTTTTATTGTTCAGAGCGTTGGCAATCTTTAAGTTCTTGCCAAGGTAATACGCAACATCAGGGCCATTTGGCAATTCAACAATCGTCCTTGCCACCATATCACTTTGATGAAAATTAGGATTAGTAACAGTTTCGTTAAAATCCTTATAGTCCAAAGCAAATGCATTGCTTTTCTCTACAAACTCTTGAGACGCAATAGCTGCTTTCTGAGCTTGTAGCTGGGCAATCTGTGCTTGCTGTTGTTGCTGCATAACCTGCTGCACGTTCTGAGCATTGAGGTTTGAGGTGTACTGGAGAACTGCTTGTTGATGTCTTGCTTCGTCATAGTCGTAGTCTTCAAGTCTTGGATAGGCTTGTGGCGCATCCTGAGCTTGAGGCTGACTTTGAGCCTGTAAGTAAGCAACTTGCTGTTCTAGTTCTTGTACACGAGTGTTCGCCTCGTTTTTTTGTCGTGCGAGTTGTGAGATTCTTTCTTGAACAGAGTTGCGCTTTTTTTGCTTTTCCTCTGCTAGTTTTTCGGGTGTCTCTCCCCCGGATGGCTCTTCTGCTTTTTTCTCCTCGGTTTCTGGAGTTTCTACTGCTTCAGAGGTTTCGCCCTGTTCAGGCTCTTGAGCATCTTGTTCGGCTTGCTCGATTTCCGTTGGCAATATTTCAGCCTCAGCGATTGCTGCATCAGTTTCCATGAGTACGTCTCCACGAATGTTTACCTTGCTAAGAGGGCAGCAAGTAAGCCCACGCTTTTACGGTGCGTTAAACCGAATTAAGCTATGTTCCTAAATCTTTGATCTAGGATGCTTGATAATATGTTTGAACTGTCTTTTTTTTCTGGATCAAATTCTGCGTTGATAGATCGTAACTGTTCAGGTTTGAGAAAGATTCTATGTTCTGCGCCTTCTACGCCTTCCATTTTAAACGTATCAGCATCCATCTTTATGGTGTCAAACCCTGCTTCTTCCAAAGCATTACGAAAAACATCGTTGTTGACTAAATCTCCTGTTTCTGGATCTTCTGCATACATGGTGGATTTTCTCATCACCCTGTTAAGATCCTGCGCTGATATGCCTTCATCATCAAAGGCTCTCATTCCAATGTCTTGAACTAATTGTTCATAGTCCTCGTTTGACACTCTGTCATCTCTGCGAATTGCTTGCAAAAAATCTACTAACTCGCCTTCTGGCTCAAAGTTATAACTATCATCCCTCGCAATATCTTCTGCTTCCTCTCTTAGAGCTTCGTCATATTCTTCTGTTGTATCGTAATCGTTTTTATTAACTTTCAACTTTGCTTCGTCTAAATAATCTTCTGGATCCATATCTCGTAGTTTGTAGCTGAGAATTGGGTTATCTCCGTATGTTCTTATGTCAAAAACTTTTTCTGATCTTCCCATCATAGGATAAATAACGCCTAAATTTTCTCCTTTTACTTCGCTTCTTGCTTGTTCTAAAACTTCAGGGTCATCGTAATTTCTGTCAGTTTCATCTGCAATTCTCTCAGCTCTGAGTTGTATTTTGTTGGTTAAGTCTGGCCCTTCCCCTGCGTAATTTATACTTGCATCATTAGGCGAGGTTGTAGTGTAGATTGCTCGTCCAATGTAACCCTCAGGAGACATTTTTTCTAAATCAAGTTCTTCAATGTCAAAGGTGCTACCAATATACAAAGGCTCGTCATCAAAGCCCATTTCTTGCGCTCTTTGCATCCGTGAGGCGGTGTCCATTGGCAGCCCTGACAGTCTTCTCACAGCCGGGATCATCATTGCCATTGAGCCAAGTTCTCTCGCAGCGTCTTCGCCTAGTGTGCTTTGTACTCTGGGAATGATCTCTTCGTTCAAGACTTGAAAGGCTGTATCAAGTCCAACCGTGTCGGCTATTTGACTAACAGAGTTTATAAGAGACTGCATACCTGCCTGACCCTCCATTGAGCGAGGGTTATAAGTAAGCATCTCTCTAACTTCGTCTGCGGCTGCTACTGCTTCACTCAGCGGTCTCTGCCTGTCTTCTACTGTGTTAAGAGAACCTAAACCAACTGCAAGGGCAGGAACCTCGGCAGCAATCGCAGAACCAACTGTCATAGCTGGCTCGATGATGCCTAAGAGACGGTTTACACCACCACCGCCCCTGCGTTCCATTCTGGGAGCAAGTTGATTAGCCACTTGCAGACAATAGACTACTTAAACGATTAGTCGGATTCTGGCCTTGCATCTGACCCATGCGACTAGCAAGCCTTTGGATGCGCTCCATCCTGCTGCCTTGTCCAGAAGCTCCGGGCATCTGTCCCATACCACGCATCTCGCCCATGCCACGCATCTGCCCCATTCCTCGACCTGCTGGTTCACGATAGGGGATGAAAGTTTGTAAGCCTGTGCTTGGATCAATTACGATCTGATATTTCTTGCCGTCCTTACCTGTGACCATTTGCATGGGATTCATAGGTAACTCAGGCATATTCGTTTGAGGCGTCGAAGAGGGTAAGGCCGTACGTGGTACATTCATTTGATTAGCAAGGGCAGTAGCTCCTGCCGTACCTACTGGCGG